TACAGATAAGCAGATCGATATGCCGCCAGAAGTTGCTGGCCAAGCATCTATTATTGTTGATTTTAAAAACCGAATAAAAATGCTTGAAAAAGACATCGACCAGGCGGAGAAGAAGATTAAGTTAGCCATGGGGACGGCTACCAAAGCAGTTGGCTGCGGGTTCTTTGTCAGTTGGCCAATGCGCAACTACAAAGCGCAGCCAGCTAAACTTACTACGGCGAAGGACGCGTACACAATTCGTCAGTCAACCCTGACGATTAAAGAAACCGATGCTTAGACAGCTGGAGATCGTCCAAGTGGCTTACGAAGACGCAGTTGACGCGGTAATGATTGCGACTAACTGCGACGAAGATGAAGCCATAGACGTTGTTGAGACGATCACCACACTTTTAGTTGAAGCGCTTAAATTAAAAAATGGAGAAGATGATGCAAGTATCAAACACTAACCGAGGGTTTGCCCCTACCACCTTGGCAGAAGCTGTGCAATTTAGCGAGATGCTGGCCAGCAGTTCAATGGTGCCCAAGGCTTACCAGGGTAAACCCCAAGATGTCCTCGTTTGCGTGCAGTGGGGCTATGAGATGGGGCTGGCACCAATGCAGGCCTTGCAAAACATAGCTGTCATAAACGGCAAGCCAAGCGTCTATGGCGACGCAGCTATGGCCCTGGTCCAAGCCAGCGCTGTGTGTGAAGACGTAGAAGAGTTCTTTGAAGGAGAGGGCACAGTAAACCCGGTGGCCGTGTGTGTCGCCAAGCGAAAGGGCCGCAAGCCAGTGACCGCCAAGTTTTCAGTCGAGGACGCCAAGCGCGCTGGGCTGTGGGGCAAGCAGGGCCCGTGGTCAGCGTACCCCAAGCGCATGATGCAGATGCGTGCCCGTGGCTTCGCGCTGCGCGACGCGTTCCCTGATGTACTTAAGGGCATGATCACTGCGGAAGAGGCCCAGGACTACCCCGATGAGGCCAAGCCAAGCGCGGTCAAGGAAATTACGCCACGCAACCCGCTTGACGTCGTGGCGCCACCGCAAACAGTCAATGAGCCGATGCAGATTGAAGAGGCTATGGCCGATACAGTGGAGCCAGATGTCAGGGATAACTCTGAAGTTGTCGCTATAGAGACAGAGGTCGTTGCGGACGCGCCACAGCCCAACGAACTAGTGGCCGACGGCTTCGCGCTGCTGTCCAGCTCTGGTGAGTCTATCAGCGGCCACGCTGGATTGGAAGAGTGGCAGGACGCTTACGAAGACATGGCCGACCGCATTGCCAGGGCAGGTAAACGTGAGCCGCGCGAGCGCATGACAATCCTCAAAGAGTTTAAGCGGGCTAACGAAGAAACCCTAGCCAAGGTGGACACAGTCAAGCGCGTGCGCCACACAGCGGCCTACAGCAAGCGCATCAAAGCGCTTGGTGCAGCGCAGGCCTAAATAGCGAGGCCAGGCAGGTATACGGTTTTACCGCCCTGCTTGGTCGCCGTGAGAACCTGGCGCTTGTTGTCCGACGGGTCATAGCTAACGTGAATCCAGCCGCTGTCAGGTGTGCCGTTATAAAATTCTAGTATCAGCTGTCGAAAAGCAATCCCGCTACCCTCAATCCACCGGGCAAGCTCTAAATTATCTACGCCTGGTGTCTCGATGTCTGCGGCCATACCTTTGCAGTGATCGCTGGTAGCGCTGCTTCCAATTGCCGTGTTCAGCTCAGGCACACGCAGCCCGGAGCTGATGCGCACGGACTTGCCGTAATGCTCCCTGATCGGCTGCAGTACACATTCGCAAAGCGCTACCAAGTTAGCCAACTGCTCGTCGTTCGGCTGGTTGTCGATACCCTTGCGTGTAGCAGTCTGTGAGCGCGTCAGCTCTGCCAAACTGAAGTTGTTTGAGAGCTTCATTTCGAAAATCCTTTGAGTTGTTCGCCCTTGTCTTTACTACCAACGCTTGACCCAAAGTAGTAAGACAGAATCTGCGTCACCGCCGCTGACAGCACGCCCAAGATGTAAATCAGGATGTCTTTGGCCTCTGGCTTTACTTCTACAAAGATAAGCACCGCGAACAGTAGGAACGATAAGCCTACAACCCCTAGCGCCAAAGCTGGCGTAACAATTTTGTTAAGAAGAGGCGCATTCGCACTCGCAGCAATAGACACCTCGCGCTCACGAGCGCTGTTTTTATCTTCAAGAATAGCTTTAAATTTGTCGTGTTCGAGTTGTTTAATTTTAGCTTCCGCCTCCGGGTCTTTGTTGATTGCCTTCATCACCGCGTTTACTTCATCTTCGACGCCAAGCTGTTTAGAAAGCGCACTAACTGCCATGCCAGCCAAAGGGCCACCCAGCGCAGTTGCAATACCTGGCGCAAAGCCCTTAACCATCGCGATAAGATCATCCATTTCCACCCCTCGTATATATGGCCCACACCAATACGGCGATAACAATCACGCCGGATAAAACAGAAACCGTAATCAAAATACCGTTAATCCACGCCCAGATCATTTGTTTGCGCTTGTATCTAGCTAGTGCTTCAGCCTTGACCGCTGCATCTCGTTTCCGCTTTGCATCAGCTTGAAACTGCAACCAATCGTCCCACAACCCCGCCCGCCCGCAGTAGATCATCAGCTCTTGCAGCTCTTGTTCGTTCCGTTTGATAGCCTCTAATGCAAAAAACGCCTCTGAGTCTGAGCCTGATTGACCGGCTTTCTTAGCTATCGCCGCTTTGTTGTCAAAGAAACTGAAAAGATGCTGCCCCGCTGCCATGATGTCCCCACCATTGGCCACGGTTTCTTTAATAACTGCAAAAGCAGCGTTGGCAGCAGCGAGCTCAAGTAACACGTTAACCCATTTTTGACAGAACAGTCAGCAGCAGAACCATTATCGTGCCGGTTGCCGCTAATAAAATTGTCTCTAAGCGCTTCACCCGCCCGAATAGGTCTTTGAACTGAATGCGAACTTCAGTCTTAATCGCTACGATCTCTTTTTCTAAGTCGTCAATTCGAGTGTGTGCAAAGTCCACGTTGCGTTCCATTTATTACTCCGGCTTAGGTGGTTTGGGTTTTTAAAGAAGAATTTCATTCTATTACAGGCAATGCAAAGTCAATAGAAGAAACTCCATTTGGGACCATTTCTGGGTCAAGTATGTCGTCTACCCCGTTCCCATCCCGCAAAGCGTGAATGCAATATGCAACTGTGTTGTCTTGTAGCGCCACCAGTTCGTGATTCTTTTCAGCTTTTATGTAAATCATGTGTGGGGCTTTAAACTCTGTTGCCAATCCGTCCACAGTAATGCGTAAAGAACCAGAGGCCAACAGCGTCAAGTGGTCAAAGCTATGCACATGGCCATGCTCTATATCTCCCGCCTCCTGAAAATGCATTTGTCGGCTAAACAGATTAGCAACACAGCCTAGTACTATGGATGGGCTGCTCATATAACAGTCGTTGGCATAGTCGCCGCAGTAGAATTTGTTGAGCTAGAGTCATTTTTCAATATGCCCAACTGTATTTTAAGCGCTGTCATAAAAGTGTCGTGTTTTTCTTTAATTACGTTTAATGCAATCGTATCTTTAGCTATTTCAACAGCGCTTGACACTGTTAACCTGTTATTTCGTAGTTCGGCTTGAGCAATTCGCCAAGCTGTCGCCGCCGCCAAAATTGTGTCGCAAGCTACAGCAGCAGTAATAATCACACCCTTAGCCGCTTTTGAGTTAACTTCAGATTGCACACTGCCCGGTATTGGTGTGTTTAAATAGCCAGATGCTTTGTATTCGGATGCTTCCTGTTCTGCAAGCTCATACTCACTAACTAAACCTTGTAGAACTTGTTGAGTAACTTCACCCGCTTCGGACTTAACTCGTGCAATAAGCTCAGCTTTTTCTGTTTCCAAATTACGAAAATTTTTAACAATTACCGCGCCCGTCCATACATCGCCAATTACCCCCCCAATGGATGCGTCTATCAAGTTCGGAAAAACATCCAGCGAATTTACTACAATAGTGTTTATGATGCTGCCGTTAGCATCTAGTTGATGTGCGTTCATGCGAT